CGTAAGATGGGTGGACAAATCTATTTGTGTCCTTGGATGAAGACTCAGCACATCGGTACTTACGCATTCACTGGTAACATGCCAGCGGTTGCTCAGTATACTGGTAGGTTGTAATGGACAAGGATGCTATCAAGGCATCCCAAACAGCAACAACAGGTGGTCGTAAATTTGATGGTGGTAAAATTCGTTATGGTCTTTTACCACCATTAGCACTCAAAGCGACTGCTGATGTTCTGACATTCGGTGCCGAGAAATACGAACCAAATAATTGGAAACATGTTCCCGATTCACTTAATCGATACTTTGATGCAGCACAACGACACATGTGGGCATACAAAGAAGGTGAAACGATTGATCCCGAATCCGGTAAACATCATCTAGCACATGCATTGTGTTGCTTGATGTTTTTATACGAACATGATATAGTGTATTCAGCAAGTGAAAAATAATTTTAATCATGGAGTAATTTATGAAACTGTCCAACGACACGTTAACTGTATTGAAGAACTTTGCTTCAATCAATCAAGGCATTCTCTTCAAAAAAGGTAAGACACTTCGTACAGTATCTAACCAAAAGAATGTGATGGCGGAAGCTACAATCTCAGAAGAAATCCCAACAGAGTTTGGTGTATTTGATCTGAATAATTTTCTTACTGTTCTATCGTTACATAAAGATGATACAAACCTAGACTTCCAAGACAACAATGTTCTTATCTCTGGTATGAAAGGTCGTAGCAAGATCAAGTATCGTTTCTGTGCGCCTAGTATGATTACCGTTCCACCAGAAAAACAATTGGCAGTTCCTGATCCTGAAATCACATTTGAATTATCAGCAGAAGATTTTGATTGGATCATGAGAGCAGCAAACGTTCTATCAACACCACATATCGTAGTTGAATCTGATGGTGGTGAGATTTTCGTATCGACATTAGACTTGGCAGATGATTCTAAACACACCGATTCCCTACAGATCACTAAAGGTAATGGTGATAAGTATCGTATGATATTTAAAACTGAAAACTTTAAGATGCTTTCCGGTGGGTATGAGGTCAAGATTTCTTCCAAAGGAATCTCACACTTTAAACATAAAACTTCCAACATTCAGTATTGGGTTGCAACTGAAGCTGGTTCTAAATTTGAAAAGGCTTAATCATGGCAATGAAAATATTTACAAATGCGTCAGCGGCATTTGACGGTGAATCAATCGCTATCAACTCAGACATCGTTGCATCAGTGTTTGAACTGATCACACCAGATGACAATGCTAAACTACAGATGCGTACAGTTATCTTTGGTGTCAATGGTACTGATTGGCATGTCAAAGAATCATATCTTGAGGTCGTTGCAAAGCTGAACGAAAAAGATTAATTCTTTTACTTTTATATTATGAACAAAATTGAGTTTGGTGATTGCCGTGAGACTATGGCACGGTGGGCAACAGAAGGTGTCAAGGTACAAACCTGCATCACAAGTCCACCGTACTATGGTCTTCGTGATTATGGTCACTCAGGTCAGATAGGTCTTGAAGAATCACCCGAAGAATTCATTGAGAATTTGGTAGATGTGTTTCGACATGTCCGAGAAATCCTTGCTGATGATGGAGTGATATGGGTTAACATTGGTGACAGTTATTACAACTACAGACCTGGTAAAGGTCAAGCATTAGTTAAACAATCTGTTGCTAGTAATGACCAAGACTTACCACAAACCTGTGCACGAAGGGGTAATAAGCTGGAGGGTCTGAAGGAAAAAGATTTGATTGGTATTCCTTGGATGCTTGCCTTTGCACTTCGTGCTGATGGTTGGTATCTACGTCAAGATATTATCTGGCATAAACCAAATCCCATGCCCGAATCAGTTCGTGATCGTTGCACCAAGGCGCATGAATATATTTTCTTGCTATCAAAATCGAAGAACTATTACTACGATAATGAAGCAATTAAATATGATGCCACAAGCACAGACAACACAGATCGCAATCGTGATGAAACCCGATTAAATAACACACCAGGTCGTACCCGTATGGGGGGTTTAAAAAAGAATGATTACACCAAAGCTAACAAGCGCAGTGTGTGGACAGTCAATACTAAACCATACAAGGGTGCACACTTTGCAGTCTACCCACAGGAATTGATTGAACCTTGTATATTGGCAGGTTCACGTGAAGGTGATATAGTCCTCGACCCATTCATGGGTTCGGGTACCACCGCAGCAGTTGCTATCAAGAATCGTAGGCAGTATTTGGGTTGTGAACTCAATCATGATTATCAAACACTTCAACAAGAAAGAATTACGGCTGAAGAAAAGATAATCGAAGTGGAGGATAACCAAACAACTCTTGAAGAGTTTTTTAATTAATATGATTTATGTGAAAGGTTTTCATGGAACATCTCTTGTGGACAGAAAAGTATCGTCCAACGAAAGTGGAGGATTGTATTCTTCCAGACAGATTAAAGAAGGTATTTCAGGAATTCGTAAACCAAAAGGAGATACCCAATCTCCTGTTGTCTGGTGGGGCGGGAGTAGGCAAGACAACAATAGCCAAGGCAATGTGCAACGAAGTCGGCTGCGACTTCATGATAATCAATGGTTCTGATGAGAATGGTGTTGATACAATTCGTGTCAAGATAAAGAACTATGCATCATCATTAGCATTCTTTGGCGGCAGGAAAGTTATCATCATCGATGAAGCTGATTACCTGACTGCTAATGCACAAGCTATTCTCCGTAATGCCATCGAAGAATTTGCCAACAACTGTTCATTCATCTTCACATGCAACTACAAAGCAAAGATCATTGAACCATTGCATTCACGTTGTGCTGTTGTAGATTTTAATCTCAAGGCTGATGAGAAGACACAGATGGCATCTGGATTCTTTAAACGAATCGAGCATGTGTTGGATTCAGAAAAAACTGAATACGATAAGAAGGTTGTTGCCGAACTCATCAAGAAACATTTTCCAGATTTCCGTCGAGTCATCAATGAACTTCAGCGGTATGCTAAATTGGGTAAGATTGATGTGGGTCTTCTATCTCAGATTGCTGATGTGTCGATTGCTGATGTAGTTAAGTACCTGAAGACTAAAGACTTCACAGCCATGCGTAAGTGGGCAGCAACATCTGATGGTGACCATACAACAATCTATCGCAAGCTTTATGATGGCATGTATGACTTCTTGAAACCACAATGTATTCCACAGATCGTAGTAATCCTTGCTGACTATCAATATAAACAAGCATTCGTTGCTGATCGTGAAATCAATCTGGTCGCATGTTTAACTGAGATCATGGCGAATGGGGAATTTGTTTGAAAGTACGAAACCTTTTTGGGGAAGAGAAAGTACTTGCAAAAACATGTTCATACTGTAGCACCGAGAAACCTTTGTTCGAGTTCCCTAAACACAAGGGGTGCTACGATGGGTATGATACCAGATGCAGGTCATGCATCAAAGAGCGTTCAAAGCAAACGAATCATATACGAAAGACCGCACCACCAAAGACAGAGGTGTGTGATTGCTGTGGCAAGCCACCAGTGAATCAGGCTGGCAGGAGGAAGGTTAGCTTGGCGATGGATCACGATCCGGAAACACTTGCTTTTCGTGGTTGGCTTTGTAATGCATGTAACGTTGCCTTTGGGTTGCTTGGGGATAATGAAGAAGGTATTAAAAAATTACTGGAGTATCATAGGAGATACAAGAAAAGGAAAAAGAAATGAAGACAATAAAGATTTCAGGATTAGATTATGCTATTAAATTTAAAAGCAATGAGGAGATGAATGGACTGATTGGGTCTGCTGATTTCAATAAGCAGGAAATCAACATCAACTCCACACACACAACACAGACAAAACAGATAGCAATTTTTCATGAGATACTTCATTTGCTTTCTGACAGCTATGGTATACATTTGACTGAGGAAGAGGTTAAGATTATCACCCACGCCTTTGTTGCTTTGCTCCGAGACAACCCCACCCTTGTTACTGATATTTTTAGTGTGGAATAAATGAGCAGCCCATTTGATTATGTTAAAGAGATTCTTAAAGACAAAAAGAATCTTATTGTGGATGAACTTACAGAGAAGGATTATAAACCATTCATAGTAAATAAAGGTCTGTCTTTCTATAAAGATTGTGTGTCTTTTGTAAATCAGATGAATCAACGTCCCCATTTAGACAAAAAGTTGCAGAATGACTTTTTACTAAATACCATTAGGTCTATGAAAAGACCCTATGCGAAGTGGGAAAAGTCGGAAGAAAATGATGATATAGAATGCGTAAAGCTGGTCTATGGATTCTCCGACACCAAGGCACTTGAAGCCTTGCGCCTACTAACCAAAGAACAAATCCAACAATTAAAAGAACAGACCTTAACGGGTGGATTGGGAAAATGATATGGTTGATTTATCGAAATTTGTTGAAGTCACTCTGGTGGAACAAGATGACTTCTTGAAGGTACGGGAAACATTAACACGGATTGGTGTTTCTTCTAGGAAAGAAAAGGTGCTGTACCAATCTTGCCATATACTGCACAAGCAGGGTAAGTATTACATTGTACATTTTAAAGAACTATTTGCTTTAGACGGTAAACTATCTACGATTACCGAAAATGATATTCAAAGACGTAACGCTATTGCTAACCTGTTAGAGGAGTGGGGCTTGTTAAAGATTATCAACTATGATATAGTTGAACATAACATGGCACCGATTCACCAAATCAAAATCATTGCTTTCAAAGAGAAGGATGATTGGGAACTGATTGCTAAATATAATATAGGTAAGAAGAAAAACGAATACTGAAATGGTGAATGATCATGAACAAAGTGAAAAACAATTTGGTCAAGCTTGTAAATAAGTACACCAAAGAACAAGTATACACTAGAGATTACGATGATGTGATTAGGGAAGGCTCCAACGAATTTGTTCGAGTCTTTGCCGAATCAAATCCTCAAAGAACTTATCTTGTCAATCGCACAGCGTTTGAGGTTGTCAAGTAAGTCGTGATGCCTTCGGGGTCACGTAATTTAACTTGCTTAATAGGAGAAAAGTATGACACGCATTTCATTTGGACCGTTGTTCCATCAAACACTTGGTTTTGAAAACTTTATTCGTGATGTTGAGAAAATTCTTGATAGTGAAATCAAACCATCAACTTTCCCACCACACAACATCATCAAAGCAGATGATAATAAGTATGTTGTAGAACTTGCTGTTGCAGGTTTTGCGAAAGATGAAATCGATATTCAAGTGCAAGAAGGTAACTTGACTATCAGAGGTGATAAAAAAGATAAAGATGATTCTACA